CAGCTAACAGGCCGTGTTGGATCCGCTAGCTGGGAAACTATCAATGAACCAGATCGAGAGACCCTAGACGTCTTCTATCAGCTGAATGGCGAAGAAACTAGCAAGTGCCGACGATGTCTTTTGCACAAAACTGCTCAAGCTGTATGTTTACTAGGGCAAGGACCTATACCTTGTGAAGTCATGTTCGTTGGTGAAGCTCCTAGCACACGTAAGCTAGAATCCATAGACAAACCATTCTCAGGCCCTGCTGGTGAAGTACTAAACACCATCTTCAAGAAAGTGGGTATATCTCGCTCAGAGATCTATATCACAAACGCAGTAAGATGTAGACCGCCGGGAAATAGAAAGCCTAAAGCAAAAGAGATACATGCTTGCTCTTACTGGATGGAGCGAGAACTCATGAGAGTAAAACCCAAGTACGTAGTCCTCTTGGGTGGGCCTGCCTTGAGAACTATGAAAGGACTACCTAAATCAATCGGACAAGCAAGAGGGAAGTTCTTTGATGTAGATGGGTACAAGATCTTCGCTACTTACCATCCTGGTGCTGTGTTCCACGATGAGTATCGTCGGTCAGTCATAGAACTAGACTTGAAAAACTTCTGGGCTAAGGTGAAGAACGGAGAAACACCTGAAGTAGGATTCAACATGAGACTGGTCACTAACTTCAAAGAGCTTAAGGAATGCTTTGACGATATACGTGAGAACACTCTAGTCACTTACGATCTAGAGACTGAGGGTCTCAATCCTTGGGCTAAAGGAGTGGACATAGTTCTTTGTGGACTGGGTACTAAGAAGAACCAGTGGATAATCCCCATCAAGCATAGAGATGTGAAGTTGTTCAAAGACCACGAAGCTAAGCAGTACTTCTTTCATCTCTTGGAGCAGCGCCTAAGACACAAGATAGTTGTAGCTCACAATGGGAAATTCGACAGCCTGTGGATTAAGGCTCTCTATGAAGCGGATATACATATCAACCAGGACACGCTCCTCATGAGCTACTTGCTTGATGAGAATAGACCTAATGGACTGAAGTACTTGTCTTCGTTGTTCTTCGGAGTTCCTGACTACGACATCTCAGTTCAGGAGAAGACTGGTGATGCTGACATCTACAAGCTAGCTGAGTACAACGCAAGAGATCTTCTCTACACTAGACGATTGTTATTTAAGTTGTTCTCCCAACTCAAGGACCAAAACAGACTGTACCGTTTCTACCGAGCTGTGATGATTCCTATCATCGAAGTCTTCAGAGACATAGAGTACAACGGTATCTATATCAACCCACAGCAGATCATCACCACCAGGAAAGAACTGGTTGAAGAGTTAGAGAAGGTGCAGAGAAAGCTTAACAAGTACAAGAAGGACGTGAACTGGAATTCTCCACAGCAAGTGTCTCAATTCCTCTTCAAGGACTTAAAATTGAAACCGTTGCAGTTCACTAATGGTGGTGATTGGTCTACGTCTGAATCTGTGATGCTAAGACTTGCCAAGAAGCATGACGCTCCTAAGCTCATATTGAGATATAGAGAGTTGTCCAAGCACTTAACTACTTTCGTGGACAGTTGGCTAGACAAGAGAGTAAAGAACCGTCTTCACCCACGATTCAATATTGCAAGAATTTGGGAAAAAGAAGATCACAAAGGAACAGTTACTGGTAGACTCTCGTGTGAGGAACCAAATCTCCAGCAGGTACCGAGAGACCCAAAGATTAGATCATTGATCACTGCTCCTCCAGGCTGGGTCTTTGTTGAAGCTGACCTTAGCCAGATAGAGTTACGGATTGCAGCTGTGATGGCTGATGAGCCAGTTATGAAGAGAGCTTTTCAGACTGGTGAGGATATTCATACGAGGACTGCTATCATGGTATCTGGTAAGGATATGTCAGACAAGAAAGGTTTCGAAGCTAAGGAGTGGAGAAAGAAAGCCAAAGCGGTTAACTTCGGTCTCATCTATGGAATGGGTACTAATGGACTAGTGATATATGCTCGAGACAAATATGATGTGATCTTCGATTACGATGAAGCTGACGAAGTGAGAGAGCGGTACTTTAAGACCTATAGGAATCTTCGTCCTTGGCATAAGAGACAGAAAAGACTCGTTAGGATGAACGGCTATGTTGTGAGTTTAGATGGCCGGATTCGTCATCTGCCTCATATCAACTCACATGATAGAGAGCAGCAATCTCTGGCTGAACGACAGGCAATAAACAGCCCTGTTCAAGGTTTAGCCTCAGACCTCATACTCATGGCTGCTATAGAGATGAGTCGTTCGTTCTCAGAGAATATGGTAAAGTTAGTAGGGACTGTACATGACTCGTTACTTATGTTCGTAAAGAAGGAGGTACTTGATGAAGTATTAAGTGAAGCTAGAGAGATCATAACCAAACCACGTATTCTAGAGAAACTAGGTGTTCACCTGACTGTTCCTCTAGAGGTCGAGATGAGCGTGGGTCCTTGGAGCAAAGGAGAACCATGGAAGGAGTAGTTAGTTATACTCAGCTCAAGCAGTGGAGGTTCTGTCGTCAGGCTTACTACTATCGCTATGTGGAAGGTATATTTCCTAAGAGAAAACCAAGAGGTCTCAAGATAGGCGGCATCATCCATGATATCATCAGAGCTTGGGCTCTAGGGCAAAACTATAATGCTATCGTCGCAGCTGTCAAGAAAGAATACAAGAACATGTTCGACGAGGAGAAGGCGTACTATGGTGACATCCCTAGAATTATAGAGAGTAGAATCAAGCAGTACGTAGAACTCTATGGTGGAGAGCGCTCACAATACAAGTTTGTAGAGCATAGCTTCGGTCCCATACCGCTTACGAACAAGACTGAGTTCAAGTTTAGAATCGACAGACTTCTAGCGTCTAAGAAACTCGGGCTGTCGCTCTTCGAAACGAAGACTGGAAAGAAGATACCTGAGGAAGATATACGAGTATGGGACCTACAGACATTACTGTACGTTTGGGGTTTGTGGGAGTATGGTGAAATGGTGACTAGCATCACCTGGGACTATATCAGAACGAAAGAACCAGCCCTCCCCAAAATTCTCAAGGACGGTAGTGTCTCTACGCGGGCTGACATAGATACCGATTACGAGACTTTCTACCAGGCCCTGATTGACAACAATTGTAATCCTAAGGAGCCTGAATATAGAGCTATTCTCAAGTCTCTAAAGGGCGATACACGACGGTTCTTCAAGCGTGTGAGGTTACCAATAAACGAGAAGATGATCAAGCCCGTTGTACTAGATGCCGCCAGAACTTCACTTGAGATACAAGCCCTTGTGGACAAACCCATAAGGAGTATGTCTGGTTTTACTTGTCCTAGGTGTCAGTATCAACCACTGTGCTATGCGGTCTTAAATGGTCTAGATGAAGCGTTCCTTAGAGAACACGAGTTCGTAACCAAGAAGAAGGAGGAGCATGCAAAAGAAGAGGAAGTTGATTCAGAAGACTAGAGGTAACGTCTTGTCAAAGGCAGTGCCAGTAGCCGAGACTGATGACTTTGTCACAGCCTTGTTCTATGGTCGATCTGGAACTGGTAAGACAACGTTAGCCTCAACGTTCCCTAAGAAGATCTTGCTGCTTGACTTCAAAGATAAGGGCACAGACAGCATCAAGGATGTGAAAAGTATCGATGTGATCAGAATCTTAGAGTGGTCTGAATTAGAGGATGTCTATTGGGCCCTCAAGAATGGAAAACATGATTATGATACCATCGTCTTTGACACGATATCCGGGATGCAGACCACAGCCATAGAGCAAGTCAAGACAGAGAACAAGATGGACCAAGAGGATGCATTATCCAGGCGGAACTGGGGTGAAGTGAGCTCTATGATGAGCCAGTGGTTGATGCACTTCAGAGACCTGGAGTTGCATGTCGTCTTCTTGTCGCCCGACAGGACGAAAAATACAAGAGACGAAGAGGAGGAGCAAGAATACGAGGAAGGTCAACTAGAACCCGAAGTAGGGCCGGCTGTTATCCCTTCTGTAGCACGTATGGTGAACGCTGCTGTTAAGGTCATCGGAAATACTTACATCAGACAGACACACAAGACCAAGGATGGTAAGCGTGTAGTCGTTACTGGCTATATGTTGCGGATAGGGCCTAATCCCTTCTACATCACCAAGATACGATCACCTAAGAGCTACAGATCTCCTGGGTCGATCGTAAACCCAACATTCGACAAAATACGAAGAATTATGAAAGGAGAAGAGCTAGAATGAAAAAACGCAGAACAGGACGAATCATCTCAGTAGACTTCAGTGATGTCGAAACCCGGGAGCTGTTACCAGCAGACGATTACGCGGTCAAGGTCAAGGACGTCACAGAGGAAGAGGGAAAAGAGTATCCTTACTTCAACTTCGAACTGAAAGTGACCGAAGGTGACTTCAAAGGCGAGACTCTTTGGCATATCTGCTCACTCAGTCCTAAGTCCCTGTGGAACCTGAGGGCTACCTTAGAAGCACTTGGTCAAGATGTACCGGACGGTCCCATGGATGTGGACCTGGATGAACTAAAAGGGCTGGAGATGGGTGTCACCGTAGAGATCGAGAAAGTTAAGGGCAAGAACAAGAACAAGGTGACTGACGTCTTCAGTCTTGAAGAGGAAGAGGAGGAAGAACCCAAGAAAAAGAAAAAGGAGGAAGAGGAGGAGGAAACCGATCTAGATGACATGTCCCTCAAGGAACTTCTCGAGTACGCCAAGGAGAACCGGATAAAGCTCTCAGATAATGCCAAGGAGAGTAAGACACGGGCGCTCCGGGCCATAAAGGCTGCGGAAGAGGAGTAATTCCTAGCAAGTATGGCTCCTATCTAATTCCTGTGTGTAATTACTAGGGCGGAGGCAACCAAGGGCTGTTTTACGGCTCCCTACAAAGCTCTTGGTTGCCTCTCTAGGTATCTCAAAATTCGAGACAAATATAACACGAACTTTTTTAATCCAGAAGTAGCAAGGAGGGAATATGACGTCAGAAGAGAGACAGAAGGCCGTCCTAAAGGCGATCAAAGCTATGCCTCTTATTCCAGCGACTATAGCTGAGAAGGTCGATGCTGTATATGCGCCTTTGATCCAGCAAGCCCGTCAAGAGGTAGCACAAAGCATGATTGATTGGCTGGAACACCACCTATTCTATACTGCACTTCAATATGATGGTAGCTCAATGCTACACCTACTAACTAACGAGACTAAATCGGCTGAGAAGTGGGAAGCCTTTAAGGAATCTCTGAAATTCAAATATGGAGGTAAAAAATGAGTAAGAAAGTTACGCTATCGTTCTTTCTTGTGTACATCCTAGGCACTAGTATCGGGATAGCTATAGGTTACTTATTCTGGGGACTATCATGAGCGAACATCAACTAGTAAGGAAGATACTCAAAGCGCTCAGAGAGACTTATCCTGATGATGTATGGTACAAGATCTACACTGGGCCTTACCAAGAACGTGGAGTTCCTGACATCCTAGGTTGCCACAACGGTAGGTTCATCGCTTTCGAAGTCAAAACTCCAGAGCGCATGTCTAGAGAAGGTCCTACACTCTACCAGAAACGTCAACTAGAGAAGATCAAAAAAGCTGGTGGCATAGCTAGAGCTATTACTTCTCCACAAGAAGCCCTGGCCGCAATTGGAAAAAGAAAATCTTGAAACGTATTGGAGATTTTCTAAAACCAATTCGATTTACCCCCTAAAATACTCCTTACCCCCATTTACAAATTTTACCCAGGGGTATAGAATATAATCGTGACGATGAGAAAAGAGCACAAACTCAAATCACTAGTAAGAGCTAAACCCTACTCACACCAGAAAGAGGCTTTTTCTATAGCCACAGACTTAGATCAATCAGCCTTGATCATGGAGCAAGGAACAGGTAAGACGCTTCCGGCTATAGCAGCTATAGGGTACAGACATAGTCAAGGCGAAGTCAACAGAGTACTTGTCATCTGCCCAGCAACAGTCTCCACAGTCTGGGAGGATGAGTTCGAAAAGAACGCCCTCTTCGACTATGAACTGCTCAACCTAGTAGATCTGAAGACTGAGAAGAGAAAGCAGTTGCTCAATCAAGCTAAGGGCCCACTTCAAGTAGCCGTCATCAACTACGAGTCATCCTGGCGAGAGATAGATCTTCTGCTCAAATGGAAGCCAGAGATGATCATCCTGGACGAATCACAGAAAGTCAAGAACGGCAAGAAGAAACAGTCTAAAGCTGCTCACAAATTAGGGAAGCTCGCCAACTTTAAGATGATTCTAACGGGGACCCCAGTTAGTCAAGGTCCACTGGATATGTGGTCACAGTATAGATTCCTTAGCTCTGAGATCTTCGGTAGAAGATTCGTTCCCTTCCGTGAAAGATACGCTATCATGGGTGGCTATATGAATCATAAGGTAGTTGGGTATCAGCGACTTAGAGAACTTACCAGAAAGGTATATAGCATCGCTTATAGAGTCACCAGAGACGAAGCTCTAGACTTGCCGCCTACGATAGATCAGGACTTGAAGGTCACTCTCTCTAGTGAAGCCTTAAAGGTTTACAAGCAGATGGAGCGGGACTTCATTATAGGCTTCCGAAACGGAGACTACGCAACAGCTCCTATTATACTCACACAGTTGCTAAGACTCCAACAGATTACGGGAGGCTTCATCACCACAGAGAAGCACAACACAGTCAAGATCGACTCAGCTAAGCTGAACGTAGTCAGAGAGCTATTGGAAGACTTACCAAGCACCAAGAAAGTGGTCATCTTTGCAAGGTTCATTCCTGAAGTAGACGCCCTCATGGCGATCACTAAGGAATTGGACATCCCAGCTGTGAAGCTCACCGGCGAGGTCGATAACCGGGAGAGGGGAAGGTTAATCAAGGAGTTCCAGACCAACCCCAGGCTTAGAGTCTTCATAGCACAGATACAGACAGGAGGACTGGGAATAACACTCACTGCTGCAGACACCGCCATCTTCTACTCTACGACCTTTAGCTTTGCTGACTATGAACAGTCCAAAGCCAGACTCCATAGGATAGGGCAGCATCACCCAGTCACTTATATCCACTTGATTACAGGAGGGACAATAGATGAGGAGATAATACAGGTCATCAGGGACAAAGAGAAAATGGCAGACAAGGTTCTAGCACAGAGACTTGCAAGGAGGACTATGATATCACTCGAGAAAGAAAACCCAGAAACTGATTGGTACTGGGATGAAACCGACGGGTCAGTTATTAGATGGCTCGACAGAAAGGAAGGTGCAGTAGAGACACTAGGGAAAGCAAAGACAGAAGTAGACGCCAAGAAACTCGTAACGAAATTCAATAAAGGAGGACTAAGAACAATGGCAGTAGCCAAGAAGAAAGTCAAGAAGACCAAACTCGTCCAGGAAGAAGAAGAGATCGACACCAAGCAGCTAGAAGAGCTAGCTGAAGATGAATCAGAACAGGAGGGAAAGAAAGTGACAAAGGAACCCAAGAAAGTCAAGAAGGCTAAGAAAGCCAAGGTCGAGGAAGAGGAACCCAAGAAATCTAAGAAGGCTAAGAGAACCAAGGAAGAGAAGGAGGAGAAGCCTCCTAAGAAAGCAGCCAAGGTCACAGAGATGATCACCGTAATCGACCTGGCCAAGGAGTTCAAGAAGGAAGAGAAAGTTATCCGCCGGGCTCTAAGGGAACTTTTCCCTGAGCATGAACCTCGCACTCCTTGGGAGTTCAAACCCGGGGGAAAGGACCACCAGAAAGTCCAAAAACACTTCAACAAGAAGTAAACCCTTTAACCTAACGAATAGGAGGGCCTGTACTACCCCCAGTACAGGCTCTCTTTTTGTGGTTTCAATTGCCACCCATGGAATTACTAGCAGGGACCTTGTCAAGGGCCGTTTTCGCTGCTCTAACAGCCGTCTTACTTTAATTTAAGGGTATCGCGAGACTACATTATTGAGGGGGTTATATTTAACACCTAACTAAAGTGTCCTGTAAGGCAAAGCCCGATTATACAAGACATAGCGGCTAATATAAGCCCTAAGAGAATCATCTGCCAGTTAGTTTTTTGGTTGATACCGTCTATTTTCCCATCTTGAATAATCATGTTAGGGATAATGGTAAAATGCATTACATCCCACATCTTATCTACTATCTTCTCCATTGTAGTAGGCTTTTCAGGCGGTGAATAAATTGAGTTCTTTTTATTGTTGATGAACCAAGTAACGAATTTGGGCATAATACTATATCTCCCTTTTCTTTATTAACACACTCTAAACAAACCGCATACTCATATCTACGAATCTTGACTCCTTTACTGATGAAGTAAGTATACCGTTTTTCGTAAAGCCCGTCTGTGATGATTTTACCGCATTTGTGACATTCATAGATTATATCTTTTGTACTCCATAGTTAAACCACCTTATTGGTCAGATCTTGGGAAGTATACCCAAAAGTAAAGGCTAAGGGGAATATACCACCAGTTGGGATATTAAATGCTGGAAACAACAAGACTGCTGTCACCATAGCAAATGCGAGACTAAACAGAATAGTATAAATATATTTGGTATCCCATTTAAACTCCTCGTTATTTTCAGCAGCTTCTGCCTTCTTTTTCAGAAATGGCAACAATGCTCTCATGAGGCAACCTAAAAATATGCCTCCTAGTGCTAGTCCTTCTTCCATTTCAATCCTCCTTCTTCTTAAATTTTTTAATAAAATTATGTAACCTTTCGATTCCAAACCCCAATATAGCAGCTGATAAAAGTAATTCAGCTATAAGTATCACTGGACATGGTTCATACAACCCCAATCCATGTACAGAAAACTCACCGTTTATCGCTATAAGTCCAAAGAGAAGCAATAAAAAAACACCTATAGCAATTAGCAATAGGTAGGCCAACATATCCTTTATTATATCTCTCATTAGTGAAGATTAAACTCATACCAGGTGTTGATATTTGGAGAACCGGCTGAAACTGCTCTATAATAATAACTGGGTGGTACTATAAAGGTTATAGGAATATCATTATTCTCATTAAATCTAGTCTCAATGCAGCCTACATAAACTGATGGGGGACTTGAAGGACCAATATAGATGTGTATTTCCTCACCATCAACATTAAATATACCAGTGAGAACAACCAACCTTATCTTAGTGCTATTTTGGTAAATTGTATCGAGAGCTCTACTGGGAGCACTTCCACTTACGTCGTCTATTTTATCAACCTCATTCTTTAAATAGTCAAGACTTCCACTTGCACCAAGATAACTATTCCATTGTGCCGCAGTGATTAAGTCTCCAGTTGTTCTAGTTACGCCTGCTGTCCAGCCCATTTAGGAGTTCCTCCTTATGCTCTTCATTCTCTTTGTCCAATTGTTCTAAAGTTTCTCCCGGAATCCAATTACGATTTTGAATCTGTCGTCTTAATAACAGTTTCTCAATTTGATTTCTACCACTGGGGAAAACAGCTTGTCGATATTTATGTTTGTGACCGGCATTCCAACACGACTGACATATAAACCAACCCTCTTCCCACATCTTCTCAGCTCCCCCACACTCGCATCTAACTATCCAGCGCCCATGGTTAACTTCAGCCATAAGAGGTTCTGATTCAGAAATCTCTGGCTTCACCCCGTATTTCTCTAACATGGGTTTAATAACAGATACGTTGTAAGCTTCCCATGATAGATTCAAATATGCATTAGCAGTTATTATCATGACCCCTCCTTAATAGCATAGATATGTGGTCTCCCCTATCTCACTATAGCCAGCAACACCCAGAGCCCAAAATTTTTGTTGTATTCCCTCAGCACAACTTAATTGCCACATAGTCTCCCAGGTGTAATTGACTATGTCGATGGTATGCTGTATCCCCTCAATGAAGTAGTCCTCATCTAGGTCTGCCTCATTGCGCCTTAACGTTATTCTATCGCTAATCTCACGACCTAATACCTGGGGCCATAGATCAGCTGGATGAGATTCGGGAACGATCCGTAATTCTCTAGTCCTAAAGAACGGATCCTTATACGTCTTGAGTATAAAATTCGCTTGGTCTGCTGCTTCTCCATCGGTCGTCATAAATAAACCTGACTCAGAGAAAGAACGCTTACCGTAGGCAGTTTGACTGGTTGCATCAACTGCTGATTGCTGATTACCACCTTCGCGTTTTATTCTTACATCGTTATAGATTTGACTCGCTCCATAACGAGGTCTAAGACCATGATAAGGTTTCTCACCACTATCATCACCGAAGGTAGCTTGACTAACTAGATGAGCGCCTTTCAAACGATGATGACGGTCTTCAAATTGCACATCACCGTCTCCAGCGATATAGATGATACCTAATTCACTCTTCTGAACATTGAGTAAGTGTTCCCAAGCATTCACACTCTCCATAGCACCTGACGCTTGCATCTGACTTTGACCCGCATCTAAATCTCTTAATCCAGCAGGCCAACCAAAATGATCGAGTACGTTACCGATTCTAATACCACTTAACTCTTGTGAATAACCAGCATGATTGAGGTCGTATCTTGCTATATTAGCACAGAGATCAGCGCATTGCGGTCTGACTATAGGAAATAATCCACCTTTCTCATCTATCCAAGCCGGATTCCAATCTTCAAGGAACCCTGTGAAAAGGTGATAGGTCACCGCATCATAGATAGCATAAAGGTTAATACGTTTATTAGGCTTGACGTTAGGGTAGTAAGACCCACCGGTATTGTTCGGCCAATAATTACCATGCCGATTGTTTAGTTCCAAGTCTGCTACAGCCGCCTGCATACGGTTTAGTTCGTGTTGTCTCCCACGTTTCGTGGTTATACTCCGCAAATCACTAGTTATCACAGTCCAGCTCGGTGAAGCTGACATCGGGTCACTAGCAAAAGCTATACGTAATACTAAAGTTGGCCAGGCCATTATCCTAACCCCAATACGGCATTATATCTCTTCCTAGTTAGAAGCTGATCGTAAATAGTGTCTGCTAATTGACGCTCAGTTACCACACTACCATAAACTGTCACGTTGACCGTAGAGCCTAACGCACCACCTTCAAATAATGGGATAACTGCTTCAGGACCACGTTCACCAATTATTGCTGTTGTAGGTCCAGTTACGATTCCCCCTTTTTCCATCTTGGTAGCGAACGTCGGGAATTTCCATTCAATCTCTTTCAAGTCTATACCCGGAAGTTTATTGATGAGTCTAATTACCCAATTTATACCCTCGATAACTCCGTTAACGATGAGTCTAATAGGGGTTAAGACAATATCAACAAGCCTCCAAAATACAGCTTTAATCCCTTCAACCATGTTTACAAAAAATCCAACTATAGCATCAATCACACGCTTGAAGAAATTCCCCACAGCCTGGAAGGCTGCTTTCACCTTATCAAAATGCTTCACTACTAAGACGATTATCGCAATCAGGCCTGCTATAGCAAGAATAATTAAACCTATAGGGTTAGCTGACATAACAGCATTTAGAGCCAATTGCACAGCAGTCCACACAATTGTGAGACCCTTTATTACGCCAATCACAGCTATCAATTTGGGGAGTACAATCAAAATTGTACCTAAGACAGCTGCACCTGCAAGTAAAGCTATCGTTAGTTTAGGGTGCTCAGAAATCCACTCACCAATCTTCTCAATGATAGGTGTCACCATCCCCAACAACTTTGATAAGATGGGAAGTAAGGCTGTTCCTATTGTGATAGCTATATCTTGAAATTGAGCCTTTATCTTAGCGAATTTCCTGGAAGTACTTTCCTCCATCTGATCGAAAGCATCAGTGGCTGCTCCGGCAGAATTTGCCATATTGTCAAGGTCTTGTTGAAACGTCTCTGCATTTTTACCTGTTAATGCTAGGATGGCCTGAACCCCCTCTACAGAGCCGATGAGCTTACGGAGTTGCTCCATGTTACCGCTAGTAGCTTGAGTGACCATGTCAAAAGCAGCAGCTAGTCCCTGATTTTTTATGACTGTGTCCAGATTAGTAATACCAAGCTCTTCCATCCTTTTCTTTTGTTCTGTGGCAGGAGCTGATAGCGCTTGGATAGCCGCCCGCAGTTGTGTCGTCGCAACAGATGTAGGAACACCTTGCTTTGTGATAGAAGCTAATGCAGCTGCGACTTCCTCGAACTTTACCCCTGAAGCAGCAGCTATAGGAGCTACATTAAACAGAGATGAGGACAGTTCTTCGAAGGTAGTCTTACCTCCCTTCACAGTGGTAAACATTACGTCAGCAACGTGTTGAGCTTCCTCTACTGGTATTTTGAAGGCATTGAGGACTGTCGTTAAGCCATCTACCGCAGTTGTAGTGTCCGTTACGCCGCCGATAGCAGCCTTTGTTGCTACCTCCAAGAAGGTAACTACATTTTCCTTAGGTATCCCCGCAGAAATGGCCTGATACAGCGCATTAGCGCTATCCGTTGCACTAACACCTAACTCACGAGACATGTTCTGGATTTCTTTAGAGAACGACTTGAATTGTTCTTCACTAAGCAGCATCATGGTATTAACTTCACGCATAGCTGTATCGAAGTCTCCAGCCATCTTGAGTGAAGCACCACCGATTGCAAGTGTCGCTCCAACTAAAGCTACACCAGCCACCTTCATACGATGAGCTACCTTGTCAGAGAAGGTGCCCAACGATTTACCAGCACTATTTAGTCCCCGGTTAAGACCAGTGACATCTGCACCGATCTTAACTAATACGTCTGGCTTCATTCATTATCCTCCCAATGCTTTACCAACAGCATTAGCCACAGACTCTAGGTTAGTCATGTCTATGAGTTTACCTATCCGCTCCCTTGTTGCAATATCGGGATACTCGCTACGAAGCATAATAACAAGGGTGCGTCGTAATGCACTCATCTGTCGAGTTTGTAACAGATTGCCAACCTCTTCGAGAGACATATCAAATTCCTCTTCTAGATCAGCCATGACATTCAAGTTCAAAGCAGGTAACTTATATTCTTTCCCATTTAACAGGGTGATAACCTGACTCTGCGGTTTACTTGTCAATCTCTTCTTAGTCATAACACTCCTTTCTGGACACTTACCAATAATGTTCTCTGGTTTATATCGTCTAGTCCGAGTACTTACCAACGCACAGACGATTAGCGCTGCATTGTAGGAGTGAGCGTAACTCTCTATTGAACGAAGATACCAAATTTCCTCTACTAACGCATAGAGATATATTAAAGGTTGTTCTCGGATATATTCTAGAGTCCAACCAGTCTCCTTTACAATGAGCGCTATTAAATCATCCGTCATGCTGTCGCTTGAGTTAGCGTACCTTTACCGACAAAGTCGTATGAATACTCCACTAGACCGTCTACAGCCGCAGTGGGGTGTACGGCAGTAACAAAAGCACTACCACTCCAGCTCTGACCAGTTGTGGTTGACTCCTGTAAAGTCAAAGCAATCTCTGAGCCTTGAGCTATCGGAGCACCATCTTTCGGGCCTCTAAATGAGCCACCCCACTCTATTGCACCCATGACCGGGTGAGGCTGTTGGCCATCATCAAAACCTCTACCATCTAGTACAGCAATAGAATGGTCTAGATTCCACTCCCGAATCCCCGTCTGTGAAACGGTACCAATTTTTATTTCACCACCGAATCCTGCTAATCTTGCCATCGTAATACCTCCTTATTTTTCTACAATTACTGGCAGATACTTTTTATCTGCATTCGGATAGTTGCCATGAAAACCAGATTCAGCGGCTTCGACCTTTTTAACCGCTTTATCCTCGGCTTCCTTAGGGTTACGGGCTTCTATACCCTTAACTTTGACTAGCCCCTTTAGCACATAAACGTTAACATCATACTCCATGATTACCTCCTTACTTAGCCCAAACTTGGACTGAAAATTCCGTTGATAAATAATCCACACCACCCCAAGAAATGCTCGCTATACCAAGATTAGAAGCGACCTTACAGTCCTCAGCATGACCATCTAAGGTTCTACTAGCGTGTACAGCAGCAACCACTGATTTTTCGCCTGAAACGCCCAGATAAGGCAACATCTTAGATATCGCTGAAGGCGTATCCTGCTTACTGAATAAGAGTATCACCCTAAGGTTATAATCAGCATCGTGAGAATTAAGAGTCGTTACATAAGCTGTCTCACCAGGTAAAATTAAAGCAGTAGGGAAGTCGTTGATCGAGTCAGGTAACTCTTTAATTGAGAATACCCGTAAACCCTTAATAGTCTTCAATCTCTCCTTGAGTCCATCACCTATCTCTAACATACCCATTATTCGAACCTCACTTTGATGCTTTTCACGAGGTCATTCGTAAAATCTCGCATCTTGTTTTGTAACTGTTCAAGTGTATACGAAAACATCCCTTGACCTAGCTTTCTCGCTGATGAACCTCTCTCTACATGACGTGCCTCCATCTTATGTGTTCCGTATTCTACAAAAGGAGCGTACTTCACATTAGTAAATACCTGCCCCTCTTGGGGGTTTATCCTAGCAGCAATACTAGAACGCAAGCGCCCAGTATCCACAGGGGTACTCACCTTCACGTTAGCTTCAAACCAAACTGTCATCTTCTTAATTGAGTCAGATATCGGTTGCTTGAAATTATCCTTACTCAACTTGCGCAATAAGGCTTCTACGCCTACCACCTCAAACTTAAGTCCCGTCATATATACTCCTGTCTTTGAAAAGGAACACAAAGTTCAAGTACATCTGGGTCTATGCCTTTCGAGGTTATAATCTGACCGGTCTCTGGTGTTCCCACAATATCCTGATATGCAGAGTCTTTACGCTTCCAAGCTCTCATAGCAAGAATCAATACAGCTTGAGTGATGTCCTCTGGATAAGTATAAACCGAGACTACACTAGCATCAGCATGCGTAGCAGCGGTAGTCCCGTTTACACCACGCTCAACGTGTAATTCATTCTGCGTGACATCACTAACAAACATTTGTTCTGTATCTACACGAATCGTCTGCCCAGCCTTAATTTCACTCCCATCACTAACTGTGAATTGAGTTACAGAGGCATCTATCCCCCCAGTCTCGTTAACAGCAGTCTTAGCCTCGTAGGGTGTAGCAGAATCAGCATATCCAAATACTCCTGTGATTTCAACCCCCTTAGTTATACCAGAGGCGAAGTGAGCATAATCACCATTGAGGTTTATCTTAAGCAGCGTTTTGGGATACTTATTAAACGGTTCCAAGAAATAATCAGTTGCTGCCATAGTGACTTCAAAAACTCCATCACCGTCAGTATCACACTTTAATGATGTGATTGACAGAATATCATCAGGAAGCCATAATTTGGTACTCACATCGTTGTAATACTTAACCCCTTCAAAACAGTAAAAGTGTCTTCCAGTTAGTTTCGGTTTTTCAACTTGTCGACTCATAGCTTCAAGTAACCTCAACAATCCGGCATTATGTTCAGCTTCCTTAATGTTTAGACAATCAGGACCTTTCAAATCGTTTAATGTAGCATATACGTTCATGGTGCTTCTTTCACCTCCAAACTATACTGCTGGGTAGTTTCTTGTACACCTGACTTAGTAGCGCGGACAACACAAAGAAATTCCCCCTCAGTAATGAAGTCGTTTTGTTGAACTGCATATCTCCAGGTTCCCTGCGTTGCCACGACGGGCTCGGCTGAACTACTGACTATAGGATGCTTGGGATTACCCATTTCCCAAGCTTTAAAACTTAGAGTATAACCACTTAAATCGAACACGGACCCATCATCATTGGTTATTGTACCGTCCACATAAAACCCGAAATCACCTCTTTGGATTGTTAAATCAGCCATTTTGTCTCACCTTCCAATTATCAAACGTTCTACTAGGTATGCTCATCTCTAATTCTCTATTCCGCATGCTCATAGATAAAGATCTACCCAACATTGCCATAGTGATTGATTGATACCTAAACGTAGTTTCTAAAGCTAACATCGCTCTAGTTTGGGTCTGACTAAGTAAACCGAGGAAAACTAATGTATCAAGTTGAATTAAAAATCTAGTGTCTGTAACACTAAGTAATTCCAATGCGACTATAGTAGAACAAACTAGATCTACTCTAGTGTTAACAATTAAACGAATAGTTAATGAAATCGACGAGGTGAATCCTAGACTTGCTCTAGTATCCCCCAGTGAACATAGGATTAACTCCGCAATAACACCTAAGCTTAATGATGCCCTTGTATCAGTAAAAGATCTACACTCTAATTCTGGAGTAACTTGAATAATGAGAGCAGCTCTGGTACTACTTGAAGAACTAAATACTAGACTAATCAGAGTATTTAACACCAAATTTGCATTGGTGTCCGACAAAACCCTAAGACATACAGAAACTTCTGTATTAGTAGTTAAGTCTACCCTTGAACTAGTATAACTTCGTAAGGAAAGCGTTACTACTTCACTCCGCTCTCCGTCAAAATAAATCTGGTCGAAATATGCAGAGTTAAACATTCGGTTTCTTCATATCCTTTTTAGAAACAATAGATTTATCGAACATTAGATTCCTTTAGGAGTTTATTCATCCAGTTTAGTCTGCTTCACCAGCCAAAGAACTACTGCCGATAATTTCTTGAGGAATTCTTTAGCCTGTGTCAGATTGGTCACATTGTTCTCGATGTAGTTTTCAAGCTGCTCCTGAGTCAGTCCATAAAGCTGTGAGAGTTTATAGGCTTCCTTTTGTGGATTGGGATTGATGGTAACAAGATTGCCCGCCGAGTCTTTTAATTGGCCTGCGTTATCCACATAGTATTTATCGGGTAATGGTTCGCCTTCTGGAGTTCCCCGCTTGTTCCTGAATAAGTCCCTTGCCAGTGAACGATTATATCTTTCGTCGAACTCCAAGACCGAGTAAGGCACATTGATTGCTGTTCTAGGGGAATCCTCTGGCATCGTTATATCAACATACTCAGACCAGACTTTTATAATTTTGTGCTTCCCCGCTTCGTATTCTTCGTTAAGATAATAAATTCTCATGTCCCCTCCTAGTCTATAGCGCCGAAGGTTGCAGCATCTTCGCTCTCGTCGGTACTATTCCCTGAGTATTGGTTGTTACTTGTGTAGGCGACCTGCGCTCCGTCTTCCGCTCGAATACCTACATTACAGTTACGGATTCTTACATATCCATCTGCGGCGGCTGCGTAAGTAACAGCTACTGCATTTAACTCGGTGTGCATCCCATAAATACCACTGGAGCTGTTGCCATCTATAATTGAGCCATTTAGTATGTTAGCAACCGCATTATTGTAGGCTGAAACACACTTGGCATTAGCTCTGGAAATGGATAACTTTGTCCTATAGGCATTTACAAGGCCGCTATCTTGTATCCATAAAGCCCTTGATGCACCAGGGTCGCCTATTATAAGCACATCGTATAAAAGGCAGCTGGCAGTGTATATATGAAGATAACAGGCTGCTAGTTTACACCTGTTTAGAGTACACTCAGAGAACGGATAAAGTGTTAGCGCATCAGAAGTATCAAGTTCAATGTCATTGCCCACGATGCCTTTTTGTCCTGTTACAATAACCAACTTATTTATACTTGTTGCCCAGTCATAGACAACCCATGTTCCAGAGGGAGTTGCCGACCAGCAACCGACTATTGTCGCCACATCAGCCGTGTCAGAGTCAATGAGCCGGTACTCCGAATTGGCATACATCAGCATATTGTCATAGCTACCGAACTTACCAGTATCGGTAATGCTTCCCTGCGTAGCCCCTGTTCCCTGAACCGCCGATTCTATAGTAGCGGTGTCTTGCTGGCTTAATGTTCCCTGAAGGGTAATCGTATAATTTCCTGAAAACTGTTTGCCTTGAATTGTTACTGTTTCGTCATAGTCCTCACCGTTGATGTTGATTATTACATTCCCACCCACTAAGCCTGGGATGCAATCAATGGCATATTGAACTGTTGCGAAAGCATCGGAATCAACACCCGTTCCATGGTTGAGGTCGTCTGTCCCATCGGTCTTGTCCACATAGACAGTCATGCTGCCGACAGAAATAATGGGAATCCATTTGCTGTTATATTGATATAGGATATTCCTCCCTGTCGGAGTATGGAGAAACCATTGCCAATTAGTCGGTGAAGTCGGCATAGTTGCCCCATTGTCGCAGACCATAGCAATGGCTTTATACTTGGCAAAATCCAAGTTGCCCGTTAAGGCTATTGAACCATCTTTTCTCAGGACACTATTCTGAATATCCTCAATTACCCCAGCCGTAACCCTCAATTCCACAGCCTTCCCAGAAGCGTGAGAGGCAGGAGTAGTGCTTTCAGCCCCCCTAGTAACTGTCAGGACATCGCCAGTTCTGGAAGTGCATTTGACTATCTCGTCCTCGCAGGTGATATGGAAGTCCCCACTAGAAGGGAAATTAGCACCCTCGCCAGTGGCTACAGTCCATTCAGTATCATCATTATCTACTCCACTCGCCAGCGTGGAATATGCTCGATTTTTTACTTTGAGAAAACTCATTAGTTCTCCTATCCTGTTTTGTAAACACTTATGGCAACTTCAAGATCACCGACACCAACGGTCACACCATCAGAACCAGTAGTCTTTGAAGTAGTAATAGTCGCAATATACAACACATTACCCCCTGTTGTTGCGTCCCAGATAGAAAAGTGAGTAATCTCCTGAGCAGCATCAATCTCTGTTCCAGCCCATGCAAGTTGGGCCGTATTCTTAGAAATCTGCTCAGTTGCTGTCGTCGACGCAACCGCGGTCCCCATAGTCACAGGTTTCCTCACTATATCAGCAGTCCCTACTTTAGCTTCATTCTCATCACCATCATTAGCTGGGTCCCCCGTATGAAGCATGACATGTGGTGATCCATCTCTCATATCCTCATCCAGCTCTATATTTGCCTGCTCGAAACTCATTGGACACATTTTTACCTCCTACCTGTCCACCCGCAAATCGGGCATAACAGGTCTTCTTCTTTATTTTCTCTGAGCTCATTAAAACCACACTCAGGACATTGAGTTATTGACTTGGTCTTTTCCTCTTCTACGATTTTTTGATTTTCGTCTAGTATTTCTTTTAGTTGTTGCCAAGTCATGTTTCACCATCCTATCACAGGGGGGTTTATCTAGCCCTCTGTACAAGCTTTGCATTTTGGTAACTCATGCCCCCTTCCTTGTTTATGCATTGATCGATATTCTCTGTGTAGATCACTGTTCCATATTTCCTCTATTGTATTTAAACTTAGATTCCCGAACGTCACTTCCCCTAATGGGTCAAAACAGCAGAGACAAACTTCTCCCGTATAGAGGACAGTCATTTGGTTAATCGCTCTAGGACAAGACGTCCAGCGTCGTCGATCGTAAGGGTATTGAGTACCAGCCCAAGACTGATAGCGGATGGCAATTCCACCTGATTCTATAAAAGCTCTCACCTCATCTTGACTAACTTCAGGATAAGCAACCATCGTAGCTCTATACTTAACACCCTCATTCTCCATAAGTTTGAACATCTGTACCACATGCCAATAATCATCGAGACCCATAAGTTTTTTACGAGTCTCGGGTTTCAAACCGTTCAAGGATACACTAAGGTGGAAATTGGGTATCTCTTTGAGTTCGTAGATGATAGACTCGGTCAACAAACTACCATTTGTATAAACTTCTATTTCCACCTGAGGTAACTTCTCGCGCGCGAACTTCAATCTGTTCATAAAGTTCTTATCCAAAAATGGTTCTCCATTTAACATCGGGTGAAAAGTCTTCAAATTAGGTAACTGACTAGCCTCCTCGATAATCTTCGTATATAAATCGTCAGACATAGAACCTTTCTCCAAGATCTTCTCGTGAGGACAGAAAATACACTTCCCGTTACAATAGTTTGTAGTCTCTATCTGTAGATACATCAATTCATTCATGTCTTAATCTCCACAGTAGTAACTTCCCCATAAGGGTAGGGGTGAACGAACTCGTCCTTTCTCTGCTGAGAAGTGATAAAGTGAAGAAAGTGTTCTGTCCCTATTAAACCTTTCGCTTTATGCCCACAAATGACACCCATATCAACATGAATCTTAAATCCAGCTTCCTGAACTTTCCTACAGAAATAAAAATCTTCCCCCACATGTGTTCCGTCACTGTATTTAAACCATGGGGGTTCAATAGCATCCAATACTCGACGATGCACTAAGATACAACCAGCACCTACTCCGTCACATTCAAGTAGATCCTCTTTCGTTGATGGTAAAATTATAGCATCACCACCATGTAATTTGTCCTTGTGTTTCAACAAGAACTTAGCTATAGGATCTACTATAGGTATGTAAAAATGTGCATTTCTCGCTTCCTCAGCATCACCCATATAAGCATACTTGTAACAGTGAGGATAAGGTGCTCCTGGTGACTTGAAATATAAACCAGACACGATAGGTAAATCCCAACTAAGTAATTTGGTTAGTGTCTCTGGTGCGAAAGTTTGATCTGCATCCATAAAGAATAGCCAGTCTTTCTCCAACTCACGAATGATTTGATTACGAGCTTCGTCAGCTGGTCTATGACTCACTTTAGAAAGTCTTACATCAATCGGCTTTTGCAGACCCACAAATGAATAGAACCACTCATCTGGGATTTCACCAAGACAAGGTACACCAATATGAACTCCACGACTCATACCGCCTTTGACGAAGTCACCGTTAGGTTGTTGTATCAAATTGACATCCCTACACATCTTTACAAAGTATTCTGAGTGATTGAAGTGCATGGGAAAAATATCCTGTTGCCCAAAATTAGAGCGATGATATAGAAAACCTCGATCCTTCAAACAACGTGAAATTTCACTAAGCAAACGAGGTAGTTTATCTTTGTGCACGTGTTCAAAGAAATCGTTCGCTACAACGAGATCAAAGTCTCTTAATCCCTTAAAACTTGTGACAGTAGGAATACATAACCCCCGCTCTTTAAATCTCATCTCAGCAAAAGCTCTTAGTTTGGGGTTAATATCGCAATAAGTAACGTCATTACCGGCATAAGCTAGTTGAATACACAGTGTACCTATACCAGCCCCTATCTCCAGAATCCTTCGGCCGTGATAAGAGAGTAAAGGTGCATTCCACGATTTGTATACATCATTCTCATAGTTCCAAGGTATCAACTCATAGAGATAGAAGTCACCTTGCTTTTTATAAAATTCCTCGACTTCCTCTGGAGTTTTGGGGTTGGTAGCTTTCCAACGTTCCGCAGCAAAACTGACACGATAACCACGTACTTGCTGTAAAGCTTCCTCGTATGATATATCGAGGAATCTTGATAGTTCTCTTACTGTTAACTCGAAACTCATTTTATCAAACCCTCCTTTTATGGGGCCAGGGGGGAGAGGAGGGAAACCCCCCTAACCCCACCTGTTCCCCGTAACGTCCGCTTGATCTTCGCCTCTTAAGACCAACCGGTATTACGGCTACTGACTCACAGCAGCATACCGGGGATTGAAGCGACAGTTAACAGCTGCGAATTTGTGTCCGGTCCCTGTTGCAGGAGTAAGCGTCATCCTGAGATAACGATACCCATCGGACATCTGATCAGCATTAACTTCTATGACTTCAATCTGATTAGTGGTGGCACTAGCGATAGTCTTCGTTGCAAGATAAGCCGTCGAAAACTGCGTGGAATTAGTGCCTTCGGCTACAACTGCCGTAATAGCTCCTTGCCACTGCGTAGCCCCGGCTACTGTGATGACTCCAGCAAAGTTGTTATACTTCGCCATGTCTACCGCTTCCCCATTAACTGCCTGAGCAGTTCTATAGGTAGCTGGTACCGGAATGCCATCATCTACTTTTATGTTTTCGTCTAACAAATGCATAGAGTTTCTCCTGACACTTATTCAGCTCATAGGTCGTCAGCCTACTCGCTCTCACTCGTTAAGCTAGCTCGGTGAGCCCCTAGTTATACTACCTCATTTACTGCGTAGTGGAGGCCAAGCA